GTTGGTGGTGCGGGACATGGACACACAGGAAGAGATGCTGATGTCGATTCAAAGGCATTGGAAGACCAATAGATTGATTGGTAATCCACGACTTCGGTGCTGACACCTTCGGAGTTCTTCGTGTCTCCCGAAATGTACATGCTCTTCCAATTGTATTCACCGATGGGAATCGCTTCTGAGAATGTTCTCAGTTGTGGTGCGATCACCGACTGCGAGAAGTGGCTCTTGAGTTCCATCTTCAACGAAGACCATGGCAGGATCGTCGTATCGTTCGATCCATAGACCTTTCGTGCGATGTAGTTCCTAGCACGAACCATAGCCTCCTGCGCCTGTGCGCTTGCGGGCGTTGCGCCCGTGCATGCGAGTTCGATGAGGAGGGGAATGTTGTCACGGTACACAAACCCAACCGCTCCTGCGTGGGCTGCGGGTTCCAACATTCCTGCACGGAGAATCGATGTGGGAATGTCGGTGTCGCATGCAAACGCTGACGATCCCGACACACCATAGTTGATCTGAATGGCTTGTCCGCTCACACCTGGTGCATAACCGAAGCCTGTCATCGAACTTCTGAAGTCATCGAAGGGGTGCGGGGTTCGTGACTTCAGCATGCTGCTCACCAATGGCTGAACGAAGAACTCACGAATTTGGGTGTCCGCATACTGCTTCGCAACGGAAACTGTTGCCCGAGCCAACGCAGCATCCGCCTCAATCGAATGGATGAGGGAAGCGAATTGATGGCTGTTGACCATCGTGGGGCTGATGTCGGGGCAAGCCCAACCCGAAGCGTCAAGGATAGCCTCTGCACGGTCGAGGGCGTTCGTTTGGTAGAACGAAACCAAGTTCGAAGGAGTATGCACCCAATCGAAGATCATCTCACCGAAAGATGCACCTGTGGGGTGCGAGGCATCCCAATGGTTGTTCGTCGCTCCCGCCGAGTTCGTGAGGCTTGAGTCCCAAGAGAACGACGATCCTGCCGTTGGGGCAAAGGTTGTGTATTTGGGAAGGTGGGGCAGTCCCGCATAAGCCCATTTAACTTTTGGGTAGATGCTCTTGAAGTGGTTCAGGATCGTGATCGCTGCGCTGCGGGTGCTGTTGTATGCCGTGTTGTTTCCGATGTCGCTAGGAGCAATCAACCCATCACCGATGAGGTGCTTCCAAGAGTCGCCACGGAAGTCCAAAAGCCCATAACCGACCGAGGTTCCCGTGATCCCATAATTCACGGAAAGGTTATTTGCCATGCCCGTCAGATCCGCCGCCATGATCCCCGTGAGGCTCTTCTGTGAGGCTAGGAACGCCGCTAGGTTGTCCGTACCGCCCGAGGGGGTCTCAGCCATGCGATTGACGAAGTAGTCCTCTAGGTGGTCTCCTATGCCTCCGTAGTTGGGCACAGGGTTCGTCCGAGTCGAACCTCCGAGGGTGAAGGTGTTGGTGAAGGACGGGAAACAGTTGTAAACCTTATAGTAGGGCATGGCAGGGTATTTATTGGTAGTTACTCCACGAAGCCCTCAAGGATGTCGCTGACGCTCTTGGGTAGAGTTTTGTGTGATTGTGCTCTGAACGATGAAGGCATCTTCTTGAGAACCCGCCAAGTCAACGGGTCTCGCTTGAAGTTCTTGATGCGCCGCTGCTCCATGAAGTGATACATGTAAAGGCAGCAATTCGCCTCCTGCGTGTACCTCTCGTAGTCGAACTCCACGCCGTGGCGATTCATGACTTTTACTGCAATTTGCTCACATTCTCTTTCCATGGCTCTGTAGGTTTCGAATGCCCGTCTGACACGGCGGCGGTCGTATTCCTTTCCATGGATCCAATCCTCGACCACATCTGCATAGTCGTTGGTTGGGCCGAAGCATTTCTTGTAGAGGAGCGTTCCTCTGCGCCATTGAAGGAAATGCGAGTATTCGTGCGCTAGGACTTCCACCCACCGAGGGTTCTTCGTAGCGATTCGAATCTCGTTCTCCTCAAACCAACCGTAGCAGCGGAATCCGTCTCCCATGACCCAAGAAGTATTTCTAAGAGTCAGCCTGAGACCATAGTCACCGATGGTCTTTCGCACAAACTCAACGAAAGCCTTGTCGGATTCACGCATTAGGTCAGCCTAGAGAATTCAACTCCATTCACCTTGAACACCAAAGTCCCTTCGCCCAAGAGTTCCTTCGCTGCGCTTCTGAGGGGCTCCATGCGGAGGGTCGCAGGAAGACTCATGTACATCTTGAGGACGGCTTCCTGCGCCGCCTTGCCCTTCTTGCAGCCACAGACATTCGGATCCTTGATCATCGACATCTTGCTGTGGAACGCAGCCAAGGTGCCATGCCGCACGGGATCGACGGGCTTTCCCACCATTCTGTTGTAGAGGTCATCGACCCCTTCAAATGTGATTTCACTCATTGTTTAGTACCCTTTCCATCCAATCAAAAGCGGAGCAGACAAACTGACTCCCGAAGTAAACGAGAGCCAAGGATTCGGGTTCGTTGATGGCAAGGGATGCCGCCAAGGAAAGCCAAAACCCAAAGCAGTATCGACATGAGAGCATCTTCACAAGGAAGTTTCCGTGCTCAGTCAACATGTAGTCGGAGTAGGACATCCCCAATGGAAGGAATGTCTTCTTATAGTTTGCGATCTTTGTGATCGGGTTGAGCCAAGACAGCAATCCCGAGGACAGGTAACTATAAACGGCATTGGTCTTGTACATCAGGTACAGAACCAACGCCGTCCATAGGGTTGCCGTAAAAGTCTCCATTTCGAATTCTCCTACGGTATGTAGCGGCTCTTTTATGAAGCCGTCAGGTCCACCAACTCGCATTTATCCCCTGAGCATGCAAAGGTCTGCGTACCCACGGTCTTGTCTTCCTTTTCGTACTTGGAAAGGAGAGACCAATCAACATTCTTGGGCATCTTCTCTGCGAGTTCCATGTACTCCTTTTCCGAGCAGTCCTGATAGGGGGCCTGCTTGTAGGAGTGGTCGCTGTGAGGGAGGAAGGAGATGCCCGAGACCTCATCGAAGTGGTCGTAGACCCAAGCACCGACTTTCATCCATTCATCCTCACGCACCGTGATCGTGATCGAAGGCTTGTGCTCACACCAATGCCGCTGATAGGTCAGCCACAGTTCAAGGTGTTCGATTGCCGTAAGATCGTTTCGTGTCACGCACCCCTGCGGTGACTTCATGGGGAACGAGAAGACGGTGGTATGGTCGGGTCGCATGGCACAGGGCTCATGTGGGAATCCGACATCCTTCATCATCTGACACAGCGGATCCTTGTTGTCCGCACGAACCGTGCGAATGTAGTGTTGGCTGTGACGGGGGTGCATTCCCGATGCTGCATCGGTCAACTGTGAAACCGTTCCCGATGGCTTGACGCAAGTGATCGCTGCGGCAGGGTTGATCCCGATCTTTCCCGCCCATTCGGCATTCACTTCGATGGTCTTTGCCTTGATCGTCTCAAGAATGGTGGGCAACGAGGACGGAAGGTTGAGATCCGTGTTCTCGTCAAGGGACATCATCATGATGTTGTCCAACTGACCCGTCATCGACACGCCGAGAAGAGCCTCTTCCTTGCAGTTCTTCGCCCATTCAGAAGAGATGTATTGGAAGTTCGTGAGCGATGCTTGCATGGTTCCGAGGATGGACGCAAGCCGAGCCTTGCGAACAAGGGTCTCGACAGTATCGTCGGAACGAACGATGATCTCCGTGAGGTTGCAGAACTCACGGTCACGGAGAATGATCTCCGAGCAGGGATTCGTGCCGAAGTCGTGGTTTGGATTTCGGCGGTCACCCAACTTGGCTACGGTGTTCTGCGCCGCTGCACGGTTGAAGATGCCACGCTCTCCGCTCTTGCTGTTGTAGAGCGAGAGCCACTCCTGCATGAAGGTGCCGATATCGGGCTTCTCCCTGTATGCAACGCTGTTGTTTGCGAGAGCCCGCTGTGGGTTTGCTTCCCACCAAGCACCCGCCTTTGCGTTTCGCATCCGCTCATCACCGAGTTCGGAAAGGCTGATGAGGGCTGAACGACGAACGCCACCGACAACCACGATCTCCGCAACCTTGCAGACGATGTCGTGGCACTCAATCGAAGTCAACTTGCGACCCGCAGCCTTGCGGAATGTCTCGACGGTGAACTTGAAGAGATCCTCAAGGGGACGAGGGCCTGATGCCCGTCCACCGAAGGTCTTGAGTCGAGCACCCGCAGGACGAACCTTTGAGACATCCCACTTCGGAACCTGACCCACGATCAGAAGGCTGATCAGTTCACGGAATGCCTTAGCCCATCCCTGCTTCGAATCGGCAACATTGATGATGGTGTCGCTCTCGCTGAATTCCTCTGCGATGGTCGGCAACTTCTCGACAAACTGACGCTCGACGGAGAAGCCGACTCCTGTGCCGCACATGAGGACATAGAGGATCTCATCGAAGGCACGGACACGGTTGATGTGGACATAGGCGCAGTTGTATCCTGCGATGTTGTCACGCTCTAGGGCTTCTCCTGCGGTCATGAGACAGCGCATGGAAGGAAGCACCTCAAGGTTTAGAACCGCCTGACGGAGTTCCTCACGGACATCCGAGGGCAGGACGAAACTTTGGTTGTCCTTCAGGTGCTTGTCGAAGAAGTCGAAGTACCGATTTACTGTCTCCTCCCATGTTTCTCTCCGTCCCGATCCCTCAAGCCATCTTGAGTATCGTGAAAGGTGGATAAACTGCTGATATTCACTTGGGAGACGGATTTCGTCGGGCATACTTCACTCCTGTTGTTTCTTGAGATGCGGGGGTATTTAGATCATCCTACCACCCATTCACATGCAGTCAAGACAAACAATCAACACTATTCAAAGTCGCACCGAACAATCCATTCTGATGGATCAAGATCTTCATAGACCGTGCTAGATGATGGAGAAACAATATGAATGAGTTGGTCTAGTTCGTCTCTTCCAAACGAAATTAATTGGGGATGTACTATCCCAAGGTTGCCATCTCCCCGTATGACCGTGAACACAATATGCTTTGGTTTCATATCGATTGATTGTAGAAGAATGTTCTTGAGTATGTTCTTGTTCTTATCTCTATCCGATCCGATGTTGAATGTAACGGTTCCAAACAGACAGACGATGTCCCATGCGCCCGTAGGTACGCCCGTGTGCGTGTGCGTGGGCGGGCACGGACACAGGCGCAGGGAATCCTCACGGATGTCAACGGCATCGTATTGGGTCGAGTATCCGTTGTCACGAAGCCAAGTGAACAGATTGCACTTGCCCGATCCGATGTCGAGCAGCGACTTTCTTCCCAAATCGGGGATGGAATGTAGAACCGAGAATCTTCTGTCGCTCTTCTCCCTGCTGTATCCCGTGTATTCGGCAGAGGGATAGAAGAAGTTCAGGTCACGGCGAGGTCGGCCATGTGACATCGAAGGGGTTCACCGTGTTCTGCGGGACATCACGGAGGGCTTGGCGGTATGTCGCCCAATCGCTCTTCTCCTGCGTGGTCAGCGGAGCATCGGAGATTTGCGTGTAGTCGCAAGCCTTGAGATGTGAGTTGCGGCGGCTGCGGACTCTCGCCCACTCAGCGTCGATCTGATCCTGCGAGTACAACACCGCAGACCAAGTCCTGTTCACTACCTTGGCGTTCGCATCGACCGTATCCTGATACGAGATGGTCTGCGTCTTGGGATCGTGGGAAGGCTGTGAACCCTCGACCACGGGATAGAAGGCGCACCCACCGTTCCCCGACCAAGTGAGGTCTGCAAGTTCGTCATCGGGGTAGTTGCAGAGTCCCGAGATGTTGCGCCATGCTGCGGGGAGTTCGTCGTGGATCGTGATGATCTGTAGGTCTTGTAGTTCTGCGTACTTCATGTAGATTCCGAATGTTTCCACATTCAACACTCAAGTATTATGTCAAATGTGTCCAATACCGCATTTCCATCGCTTTGATTTTTGACTGTAACTGTTGCAGTTGTGAAAGATCCGATTCGGACAGCAAGAAACCCAAGCGAACTAAACGGGGTGCTACCGAGAAGTATAGTTCCATTATTTCCAATAGATGTCCAACCGAAAGTATCCGTCACACAATCTGTATAGTTGTTACCGCTAGCGATTATGTTGTAGTAAAGTTGCCAATTTGTAGGATCATACTCAACCCTCAATGTAATAGACCCTTGAAATCCATTGACATCTCTATACACAATACGGTAACCGCAGTCTTCGCCACAATATGTGGATCCTATGTCTGTCCAATTTACAGCGTTTGGAGTGACATCAGCCGACGATGTCCTCGTCTTCGTCAGAGCCACACGACCTGCGGTGCCGAGCATTCCCATCAGAAGTTCTGTCCTGCGTTGAAGCCGAGCCAAGTGACTCCGTAGTCGTAGGAAAGGAACGAGAAGACATCCATCTTTCCGTTCGTTGTTGTTAGAGTAGGTGCCGTTCCTGAAGGCCACAGAATTCGACCATAGGAAGTCAGCCCCGAATTCCAAGTGATCGATGATCCTGCGGTGCAATTTATCAGCATGGTGAATGTCATGACTCTAGCAGGAGACTTAGTTGATGATGTTCCTGCAAATGGAGACGCAACCATTCCTAGCCCTTCTGATTTGGGATTGACAAATACACAAACGGAATCGACAACTCCTGCCGAAATCAATCCCGTTGTGCGAGTTGCGGGTTTGCTGAGAGAGATCGCACCGTTTCCAGAATTGTACGCCGCACAGGTCACACCTGTATCGGTAAGTCCTGCGTTAAACATGAACTGCCCAACAACAGGGGTTCCAAGGCTAATGGAGGTGAATGTCGCTCCCGTAACACCCGCAGTAGTCTGAATCACTCCGATACAATCTGCGGGAACTCTTATGGATGGTAGATTTTGTTGAGTTCCATATGAACCGACTATACCCGCATTTCCCCCTACGAGATTGAGATAGAAGGTATTTCCTCTGTTCAGGTCGATGTGGTAGATCGTGGCGGTCTTTGTTGTTCCCAACTCTTTGCGTACTTCGTGGGCAAACACTTCACCATAGTTTCGCATTGTCATGCTGTTGGTGATATCGGAAAATGTCGCTCCTCTTGAGACCTGTATGTCTCCTGCGCTCAATCCGACCGTGAATGTCGAGCGGTTGTTGAAGGTTGCACCCGCTGCCACGAAGAGACTCTGTGTCGTGATTCCTGCATTGAAGATACCCAATCCCGTGTGGGTTGATGTCGAACTGAAAGTGACACCCGCTGTTACTAGCAGGCTATGTGCAGAAACGCCCCGTGGCGCAGACAGTCTTCCCCAAACCTCCGTCCTGCCATAGAGATCAACGAATCCGCTTGCCTCTCCGTTCGTTGTGTTTCCTATGTGGACGGTTCCGTTGCCAAGATTGAGTACGCTTGGGTCGATGTCAATTCTGCCGCTTCCACCAAGATTGCCATCGGCATCTGTGAGAGTTATTGTGGGTTGATTTGGGGTTAGTGCACCTGGAAGAGTGGCGTTGATACTCAAGGCACCGTTTGGTGCCTGTCCTTGTATGCCTCTGCCGTTGGTGCCCATGACAAGAGTGCCAGCATTGTAGATTCCAATCGAAGCGGCTCCTGCCCCTGCTGTGTAGATGCTGCCGAATGTTCCTCCGACAGCCGTGATGCCTACATTGAACCTACCGACACCCGAAAAAGTTGCTGTAGAGTTGAAGGTTGCTCCATCTCCACCTACCCACAGGCTTGATGTGGTTATGCCTTTCGTGAACGACTGAATGACACTAAACGATTGTGTGATTCCAAGACCCGCAAGAACGGTGTCGTTCGATGGGAAGGTGATCAGGGCAGAACCCGAACCGCCAAGCGTGATATCGCCTCCCGTGACGGTCAACTTACGAGAGGTCGAGCCTCCCGAGATGTCGAAGCCATCGGGGTTGTTGGTGATGTCGAGGTTGA